ATCATGAGGTCTAAAATAATCATCTTCTACTAATTCTGGATGGTTATCATGTAAATAAGTATAGATGGCTTCATTTTTACCTACACGTAATCTTCTTACATAATAATCATTATGCCATGCATGAATACCTGAAGATGTTCCTAATGTTAAAGAAGTAGTACCTGCAGGTTTAACTGTCGTAGTTCTGGCAGCTTTTTTAATATCTATTAATCTCGCCACTCTTGAATTTTCTCTTTTAACTACATCTGCAGCTTTACTCATATCATATCCTAATACTCTTCCACTCCCAATTCCTGTCATTGACACCCCTATTAATGCTTCTTTTTCAGTGGTTTCTTGCCATATTTCTCGTAAATAATGAAATGAAGTATATCCTGCTTGTAAGGTACCAATAAAGGCTGCCACTTTAACTCTTTCATTTAAATCTTCTTGAGATTCAATATTACTTACATTAACTTCACAAAGATTACAGAATTGGTAAGGTCGTAATGCTATTTCACAACACGGATTAGTTCCCCAATCCTTATCATTATTAAGATAAATCCCTGGTTCTCCTGAACCACTCAATTCAACTCTTTTCCATATATCCATAAAAAATTCTTTAGTAATCTTATGTCTCATTAAACAAGCTGAATTATTAGCTCTTCCTCTTTGAGCATTCAATTCATACCATTTACCAGTTTTACATCCCATCATAGAATCATCATCTGCACTAAATAAAGATATTAATGCTGCACGTCTAATACCACCTGCTAATACTGCATCTGCAATATGACATATAATATCATGCACTTCTAATGTAGTTAATTGATCACCATCTTCATGGTTATCTAATATTCCTCTTATTTTAAGAACACATTCTTTTAATGGTTGGGGTCCTGGTGCCTTCCCACCAGAAGTCACCAATCTCGCACCTTTAGTTCTAATATCTGAATAATCGAATTCTATTCGTGAACTTTTACCGTTTAAATAAGACTTCATTAAAACTTTTATTGCGTCGGCCCAGCCCTCTATTGAATCACTTATTAAAAATCTTCTTGTTCTTTTAGTATAAGGTTTATTCACTGGTGGTAATTTTTCCACATGATGCTTTTGAACTGAATATCCAACACCTGTTCCACCTAATAGTAAAAACATACATTCACTAAATGAATCAATATGATCAATAGGCATATAAGCACAATTATAAATTCTATTTGGGCTTATCTCTATTGGTTTTCCACCAAATTGCATACTTCTCATGGAAGGTAATACTTTTCTTTTATACACAAATTTATAATTTTCTTCAATTTGGTCTTTTAACTCTGGATATTTTTTAATATGCATATTTTTATTCCTAGTAACTAATTCTTCCCATGTTTCTCTACGGTTTAGTTCGGGTAAAAATCTTGCGTATTTCATATAAACTGTAATATCAGATAAAATCTTGTTCGACAACTTCATATTATTTTCTTTTTTTACTTTTATTATTTTAAATAAGGGTTATAATCCCCCTATAAATGATTACTTTTTATAATCATTTTTAAACGTTTAAAAAACTAATTTAATCGCTATTCCCCATGATGCCCTTCTTCTTTTTTATTGCTTCAATAACTAAGTTGGACTTTTTCTTTTCTTCTCCTTTTTCAAAATCTAAGAAAGAAACATCACTAGATTGTGTAGTATCTATTTTTAAGGTACCATTATCAAATAAGATATCTTCTAATATTATACCATCCTTACCAAATCTAGATTTTAATATTGCTAGAGTAGCTCTTCCTTCTTCTTTTTGTTCTAATGTTTTGGCAACTGATAAAATAAAATGACCTATTTGTCCTTTTTTAATGGACCCTCCTATCATATCCGCTTGCACAACATTAGCTTGAATCGAGCTTCTATTACCTTGAATCGCAGTCCATCCAACAATATCTAATTCTGATATCATAGTCTCAAATTGTCTCATTACATTTCCTTCTCCCGACCACTCATCTTTAAATTGTTTTGTTGGTACGACGCAATCCATATAATCTATAAAAATTATATCTGGTTTAGTACCATTAGATGCTAACTTTCTGAGGTATTGTTTAATTTTAGGAATGGTAGTTCCATCACTCGCCATTTTTTTAAGAATTAAATTACCTTCCTTACTTTTAAATTTAGGTAAAATCTTTTTTACCTCTTCTCTTTTATTACTTAAATCATTTAATGGTATTTCCGTCCAACATGTAATATGTTTTCTTTGAATTACTTTTGGGTTATCCTCGAAGAATATTTGAACTACATTATAACCTAAATTATATGCAGTATTAGCCATTTTAGTTATTAATGTTGTTTTTCCAACACCAAAGGGAGCTAAAATAACCCCTAATTCTCCTTTAGATAATCCACCATCCATTAAATTATCAATGCCTATCATACCCGTTGGTATGGGATTTCTAAAATCTTCACACAACACTTCATCTATAGCATGAAACACATCAATTCCCACATCTTTTTCCCCACCTACGGCTAAAGCTTCTTTTAAAATTTCTTCACATTCATCATACCTATCAAAATCACCAGCATCTAATATTTTTTGTATTTTATTATTAGCCTTTTTTAATTCTTGTTGTTTACAAAATTTAATTGCAACTTCTTGAGTATGTAAACAATCTTTATGATCCGAATTCTTTACCTCTTTAATCATTGCAATTGCAGATTCTCTAGCAATCTCTCTTTTGATGTCTACCTTTACAATTTGAAATAAAGTTTCATATGTGGGAATTGTTTCATATTTTTCAAAATAATCTTTTAAACTAGCAATCAATAATCTCAAATATTCATTATCAAAATATTGAGCTTCAATAATATCCATAATTTCTTCAGAAAATTTTCTATCTTCGATTAATTGTTTAACTAATCTTATCTGAAAACTATATCCTAAATATCCTAAATTTGTTCTTTTCTCTTGAGCCATTTTATTAAAAGTGGGTTTAATTATAAGTATCTGTTAAAGCGCGTAACCACAGTATTCGCGAGTATATTTTTTTAAAGTTAATCCATATTGGATGGTATAAATAATCTGGGAGATAATAGAACGAATATCTACATCATACCTTACCTTTGGAGGGTAATCATTCCCACTAAAAATACTTTGCGCCACTATCTTCCCTTTAACCTTAATTTGAAAGGTAAAAATGTCTTCATTGGCATAAATATTTACTTTAGATCTATCTTCCACTTCTTGAACATCTTGTCTGATATAGGGGTTATAATATTTATACAAATATTCATAACTTTTTAATTTAAATTGGTGTCGTATAATTCCTATTACTTCATCAATGGTTTCTTTAAGCTCTAAAGATCTTAAACTTTCGGGATTAAATCCTTTTATCTGGAAGTTCCTACCAACTATTGGTTTATTATTTATTAATAATAAAAACTCATATGGTAAATTTTCGTAATTCTTTTTTTGCATTTTTTTTAATTTTTGGTTTTATTAAAATAACTTTTTTCTTTTTTAATAATTCGTAGAAAAGGTTGTAAAAAATTTATATAACCGTCTCGTCCCCCAGGAATTGCCATCGTTAATCCATCTTCTAACATCATCTTAATCACATTTTTGGTTGTTCTATCTTCTGGATCGATAGGAATATCAAATAAGTGATCAAGTTCAGTTTTAGCCGATTCAGTTAATAATGGTTGGTGTAGATTTATAATCTTTTCATTAACTTCAAATACACTATCTCCTTGTATACCTACTGTTACTTTATTTATTATATTATCTAATGTTTTCAATCTTGTTTTTCTTTCGCTTTGTATTATTTCAATTTTACTAATTATATCTTCCAATGTCAAAGATTGTAGGGTAAATTCGGGAAAATATTTTATTAATGTTTTTTCACTTATTCCTTTTATCCCTTTGATGTTGTCACTATTATCCCCTGAAAGTATTTTTAATAACTTTATATTGGTGTAATGATGGTTAAAATGTTCACTATAGTTTTGGGTGGTTATTATTTTGCGTAGATTAATAACATATACCCCTATATGATTATTTAATAATTGTAACATATCTCTATCATTAGTTATAATTACAATTTTTTCATCTTCCTTAATTTTAGAACAATAATAAGCAATACTATCATCCGCCTCAATTATTTCATCTTTAAATTGTCGAATAAATAATTCTTCACAATATTGTATTACTCTTTCTTTTTGTATGTAAAGGTCGGGATCTTTCGGTTCTTGTTTAATATAGAAATTCTTCTCTCTATTAGCTTTATATGACTTATATATATCATATCTTAATCTACCACTAAATATACCATCCCAGAAGACATATACCCTATCATAACGATGTTCATTTAAACACTTCCTTAACATAGTAAGGAACTGAAAAATACCGCCTATATGGGTATCTTTATAATAAAGATTTTTTGCTCCATGATAGGCGGTTTTTAACAATGAGTCACCATCGACAATTAAGGTATTGGTATATTTTTTTGATTTAGGTGGTCTTGACACTTTTCATATCGATTCTAAGATTAAACAATAAGTTATTGATCTACATATTCTACTGGTGCCTCAATTGAGTCTCCTTCCTCAATTGTGAAATCTACTTCTTCACCTACACTATCAAATACTTGTGACCAATATTCTTTATAATCCGATTTATAAGAATCGATAGCTTTCTTATCATCTTCAATAAATCCATGGGTGGTAGCCAATATTCTACAATCCGCATACCCTAATCCATTCATATGGTTTTTATGAATTCCTACTTTAGTTCTTACGGCAAAATTTACTTTTCTTCCTTTATTGGTCGCATTTAATTTAGATACTCCGGCACTTTTTTGGTTTCCAAATAAGAAAACTAAAGCGCAGGATAAATAAATTGATTGACCACCTTTGGGTTGAATTCTAGGTTGACTAAAAGGATTATCAGGTAACTCAACCCATGGTTGGTTAACGAACACCATAGTATTAGTATATGGTGCACTCTCTTTACGAGATGATGTAATCCTTTGTGCCATTCCCATTCCCCATTTTTCTGATATGGTTCGAGCAGTATGTTGATTACCACCTTTTCCATCAAAACTCATTTTACATGGTATAGTACCAATTGAATCCCATAGGAAAACTATATCGTGAGGTATATCTCCATTCTTTTGTGCATCTAAAATTTCTGTAACATACTCAAAAGATTGTTCAATATAATCAAATCCTAATTTATACAATAAAAATCCATCCCAATATGCTTCGATCTCTCCTGTTTCTTCATTTACCTCTTCTATATATTCAGTTTGAAATCCCATTTGTTTAGCGAATTCAAAACTAAATTTTTGTTCAGTAATTATAAAAATAGGTAGTATTCCTTTCTTTTGCGCATCTATTGCCGTTTGGATTAAAGCAGTGGTTTTCCCTGTGTCGGAATGACCCAATAACATATTAATCTGACCCATTGCCGGACCAGGTAAACCCGTTGATTTTTGGAAAGCTTCCCCTAGATCAAAGTATTTTTGTTCTTTATACTTATCACTAGAAGAAAAACGTTTCCTAATCATTGAAAAATCGGTTGATTTCTTTTTAAGTGGTTTTTTTGCCATCATCTTTAGAAGGGTAAGTCATCAGTTTCTTCTTCTAAATTTTCTACCACTACTTCATCAGTAACACCATTAGTAGATGAAGTATCAGTTGTGGTATCTCTCAACAAATTGATCTCTTCTTCTAATGAAGCAGTTTCAGATTCTTCTTTTTCTTCTTCGGCAACATATTTAGAAAGTTCTGAATCCCACACTGGAGATAAATTTTTAGCTACAATCTCTAAATATTCTAATGATTTTTTGGCGTAAACATCTTTAAATGTTTCCTCATTATTAAACCAAGCTTCTGCACTATTTTTGTCAGTAGTAAGTATAGTAACATCATCTGTCATTATAGAACTAACAACGCTCCATCCTTTATCATTACGATTAGTAGTGATGATGATATCTCTTCCTTCTCTGGCATCAGTTATATCACCCTTAAGTTTGAATATTGGCATTAATTTATCTTGAACACCATCTCCAGTATATTTGTGTTTATATCTCCAAAATTTAACTCCATGATCTTCATTATCTCTATCAATACCTTTTACTACGTAATATTTACGTGGAGAATAGTCACGAGCCATATCTTTAGCTTTCTTACTTCCTTCCATAAGTAAAGCTTCTCTAGCTTCACATAAAGGACAATGTTCACCTTCATTTAGTTTTGGACAATAAATTTTTTCATATTTTCCATTAACTTGTCTTTCATGGAAATAAGCTTCATCAAAGGGGGAATTACCATCTTTACCTGGAAGTATCCTAAAGGTACGAGTGGCGTTTTTAACTCCTTTTTGAAGTTTTTCTGTGAAATATTTTTTTAATCTTTCTTCATTCGAAATTTTTGGTTTCGAACTGTTGTTGTCAGTATTTTTTTCATACTGTGACAAAATCGAATCTAAACTACTTTTATTCATTTTTTTCTTTTTTTTTTGTTAATAATTATTTTATTGTT